AGCAGGCCTAACGATTATTGTCATCCTTGCACTTGGGTATCTTTTCAATGAAAATTCCGATCTCTGTCTCTGGCGTCCTTGTCATACGGATGCATTTATGGATGCCGCACCTGGCGTAGGGCAAGACAAAGCCACACCTTCTCTTACACCTGAAGAACAGGCGATTCTGAAACGTCTTCAAGACAAGCAGGCGGCCGCTGCAGCCACACCGTCCCCTCAAGCGGCTCCTACGCAAACGGCTACAGCACTGTATACCCAGACTCTGAATGCATTGATGGGAAAGTAAAGACAGGTGCCTAAATTTGACTCCAGTGGTGACTAGTTACATACTTTCCCTTCGTATACAAATGTTCGTCTCCGTCATCACATCCACCCATAACCGCGCAAGGTTTATCCCACGTCTCATTGAAATGTACGTGGCACAAACCTATCCTCAGGAGCTGATGGAGTGGATCATCTTTGACGATGGTCAAGAGGACACAGAGCACTTGTTCCTAAATGCTGATCTGACAAACGTCCGCTACATCAAAAAAGCCTCCAAACTCTCAATGGGCATGAAGCTGAATATGTTAAAGAGTGCTGCTGTGGGGGATATCACTGTTGTCATGGACGATGATGACTATTATCCACCCGAGCGGGTGGCCTCTGTCGTCCGCGCCTTCAATGAAAACCCTGGCATCGAACTTGCCGGTTGTAGCTTGGTCTACACATACTTCACCGACACGAACGAGATCTATGCTCTGGGGCCGTACCACGACCGGCATGCTCTCAACTGCACGCTCGCCTGGCTCTCGACATACAACGGCCGCTACGACGATACAGAGCAGTGCGCAGTCGAAAGCGCATTCTTAAAAGGATTCACTCAGCCGATGATTCAACTTGAACCTCGGCAGACGATTCTTCATATTGTTCATGGATCCAACACATTCAAGGAAAAGCGCAAGGTGAGTCTGATGAAGAAAACTCACTTTGCACTCCAAGACTTTGTGTTAAAAGATGGATTGCGTACTTCATTCCTCACTCTTACACATTAATCCCCACAACCGTGCCGACGGGTGCCTGGTTGCGGCGGCGACGACGTCCCTGGCCTGTCGCGCCCGTACGTACCGACTCACCTTGGCTCATATCATCCGCCACAGAGGCGGCCTGCTGCGCTTGTGCCTGCGCCACAGCCGCCTGCGTAGGCGCGGCCGGTGATCCCGTGGTGTATTGCGGGAGAGAGGCGGCCATCATCTCCGCGCGGCGAACCTCCTCAAACGTCTTGAGGATGTCATCGACCGCTGGACCCGTCGGCCCCGTCATCTCACGGCGCGCGGTCGGGCGCGTGGACGATTCGTTGGCCGCCGCAGGAGGAGCCGCCGACGCGGCGAAGAACGCACCTGACGGGGGCATGGGCGGCATCGGACCCATCGGACCCGCCGAGCCCCCGTTTCCACTAAACGGCGATCCCATGCTGCCAGGCGGTCCCTGCGGCATACCTTGCGGCATGCCCTGCGGCACACCCATCGCCATTCCCATGAAGTTTCCAAAGCCAGGACCGGCCTGCTGTGCAGCCGCCGCCGCCATCTGCCGCGCCAGCTCCGGATTTTTGCGCAGAACGTCGTCCATTGAAGGCATCTTGCTGCGGAAGAACGAGTTGCTCACGTGGCACATGAAGCCCGAGCCGCCGACAGCCATCATCAGACGAATCTCAGGCGACATCTTGCCCTTGTCCTTGTACTTGTCATACAGCTCCTCGAAGATCTCGTCGAAGTCCTCGGCATTCTCGTGAACAGACTCTGACCAGCCATCGAGCTTGAGGTCAAACGGGTCAAAGCGACCGTTCAGCCACTCCATACCCGTGATCGCGCCCATCAGCATCTGACGCTGGAACTTGATGCTCGTCTCCAGCTGGCGGGCATCCACGAGGCGGAAGTACTCCGTCTTGATCTCCTCGAGCGAGTTGTCCATCGTGAACTTGCGGCTGACGGCAAACCCCTTCGCCTCCAGGCGCTGGAGCTTCGTGATGTACTCGCCCTTCTCCTTCTTCTCGGCTTCGGGGTCACGAGCCGGGGATGAGAGAACAACACCAGGACCCGTAGCACTCTGCGAGTTGCCAAAGGCTCCCTGCGTGTTGCCGAAAGGCATTCCAGAACCCTCCTTTGACACAGACACCTGAATGGGCGGCGCGCCAAAATCATTCATATCAATCGGCTCCATCGGTTCCAGCGGAGTGAGCTCAATCGCTCCCAGACCGCCACCTGATCCTGAGCTGCCAAACGAGACAGACGGGGCAGGTGCAGGCGCCGGTGGCGCATAAGAATTCACACTCACGGTGCGGCCGGGACCGGGTGACTGCTGGACGGAGACCTTGTTCGGATTCATTAACATACTTAACCCGAGGTCGTCATTTAGATCACCGAGTTCGATAACCTGGCCGATATCATCGCCCCCACCGAGGGCAACACGCTCCATGTCGGCGATCGAGACTGCCATCTCCTTCTTCGCTTTCCCCGCCTTTTTAGGTTGGGGGTGCTGACGCAGCCGGCACAGCCGGTGAGCGAAGCAACTAGGCCACGGCCGGAGTAGGCGAAGCAACATGTGCTTTGGCGTCGCCAATAGCATCCAAACACATACACAAACAATCAGCCAAGTCGCTGCGCTTCTTCTGTGCCTCAAACCAAATCGCTGTGCGCCCATCCAGAAAGCGAACAGATCCCGCGCCAAAAGCCGCCGTCACACGAGCCTCACTTGCCGACTTGCGCTCGGCATACCCCTCATCACCCACAATAACATCTGTCCCAGCACCCTTCCTCCCTGCGTGAACCAGTCGAACCGCTGGTGGAGAAGGCTGCAGGATGTCCCGTAGAGTGGCAAACAGCATCATCTGAACCGACTTCATGACCGGGTTCTTGAGAACTGGCTGGTTCTCCAGGCGGATCTCTGTACACGTCGCAAACAGCACACGATTCGCCAAGACCATACGACGAATGCCGTTATGCAGCTCGGTCAAATCTACACCCTTTGCCGCCTTCGCCTTGACCAGAGGCATTGAGCGCTTCCCTGTCAGAAACGTCAGAGCCGTCTCCTTCGTCTTGAGCGCCGCCTTGTCCGCGCCTAGCCCCGCAGCTGCCGCCTTCACCGCTGCCGCTGCAGGAATCTTTGTAAGACGCTTGCCTTCAGCATCCGCGAAAGGCGGATATCCAGCAGGACAGTGGCGAACACAGTACTGGCCACTAGGACAAGAATACGAAGCCCTCTTCTTACACGAAGCACAGAGCGCCGCAACCGCATCCGTTTCCGCCGTTCCTCCTGTGATCAAATTCTCATTTGACCAGCCCTCAATCACTGCCTTACTGTCTGTTCCAAATGATGTACAACACCAGGCAAGATTCTTAATCCCAATGTCAAAAGACAGTACGCGAGGCATTTGTAGTCTGTGTTTGCTATCGTTTAGATGTCAAACAGAGACTTTAGTAAGGCCATCGCTTATCCACGCGGCGTATTGCGCCCACCCTCATAGGTTGTTGTGCCGGCCGGCCTTCGACTCGCGAACCGTCCCACCCCCGCTCCCCCAAACGTTCCAAACAGCGGCGGCACGGTTTCGCGGCGAACCTGTCCAACACCTGCGCGTTCACCACCTTCGCGGACACACATCTGCGTATCACACTGTACAAAGCTGCGCGCCGGCATCTCTGTTTCCGCCCGAGGCTGTCCAGCCCCTGCAGCAGCGGCTTGACGTGCGCGTGAGGTCGTCAGAATCTCATCGCCGTTCCTCTGCATCCAGTGTCGGACGGCATAACTCTGGTGGCTAGGGATCGACGTCTCACACTGAGCACGGTAGTCTGTAGCAATACGTCCATCGTTCATCGGAGCAGGATACCCAGGAAAGCGGCTGTCAGGCGTGGCGAGAGTTGTCTTCTGAGGAGGAAGGGCTACCCTCGCAGTCGTCACTTCGACCAAATAGGTCGGCGGCTGATTGTAAAAGAATGGGCTTTGTGCTTCACGGAACCCGTTCACGTCCATACTATCTTAACAGGGCATCTTCAGAGTTCAGCGCCCTCAACATTCGGCGGCGTGCCCTCCAGCTCATCCTCAACAGGCTTGAGAGGCTGAGCGGCAGCGGGAGGAGCGCCTGCGCCATTACGCTTGAGGGCATCAATGATCTCGCGCTTGCGCTGGCCGACCCCCGTGAGGCCACGCTCCTTCGCAAGAGCAGCCAGCTCCTTCACCGTCATTGACTCATAGTTCGCATCCATCTTTGAGGAAGCAGCGGCAGCCGGAGCCACCACATTCGCGCTCACGGCCGGGGCGGCAACCTCAGCATCGACGGCAGCCGCAGCAGCCGCATACTCCTCCTCTTCCACCGCATCGACATCGTCCATGCCAAGAGGCGCAGGTCCTGAGACCGGCTCCACAGACTCGGGGCCGAGCATCTCGGGACCAGAGAGCGCAGCCTCCGTGCTCATCTTCAGATCCATCAGCAGGTTCTCCAGGAGACCCACACGACGCTCCGTCTGGGACATGCGGCTATACAAGTAAAAGGAGACCGCACCGAAAACGAGGATGAGCAGAACGCCAATCGTCAACGAATCACTTAGACCGGCGGGATTCATTTCTGGTCGGATGGGAGGAGTTTAGTCGCCTGACGCGGCCGCGGCTGAGGCTGCTTCCCCGTAAGTCCGTGTTGTTGGAGCAGAAGCTCCACGCTGCTGACCTCGCAGATTCCTCGTTGGAGAGTGTAAGAGAAGGAATAGGCGCTCTCAGCGCCCGCAGCCCCAGCAGCCCCAGCGCCCGCAGCCCCAGCTCCAGGCCCCCATGCCGCCACACACACCTTTTTAACAGAATCAGGCGCTCCCCGTGCGAGGGCGTAGACGTGAGTACTCACTAAGCTCAGACAGTCATTCCGCTTCCAGAGGGCATCGCAGAAGACCTCGCTTGTCCTAGCCGCATCAGGCGGGTTTGTGCTGTGGAACAGCTCGTCGTATAAGCACAGGCCGAGACCAGGACGGGGTGTCAGAATGGCCTGGGCGAAGCAGACCTCACGTTCAAACATACTGAGCTTTCCAGGACGGTCATCGAGTCGAAGACCATCAGCAATCCATGTAAAACGGCTCATTTGCGCCTTGCCCGCGAAGGCGGCGCCGAAGGCGTGGGCGAGACGGACGTTAAGTAGGATCCCCCTCATCAAACTCGACTTGCCGCCGCGGTTGGGGCCGGTGAGGATGGCGTGGTTCGCTACACCCGCGCCCTCTGGGTAGTCGCTTCGCTTACCCGCACCCAGCCGAATACTGCTCAACACCCTCTTCTCGCGGGCAATGAGCGGGTCGCCGAAGTCGCGCAGCATCAAAACTGGCTTATCACCCCCAACAAACTGCGCGGCACACACATCCTCGCGGCCAGCAAGGATCCACAGAACTTCAAAGCGCCCCAGCCCGCGCAGCAGATGCGGCAACCAGTGTGGAGTTTCAACCACAAAGGCGAAGGCTTGGCGGGGGTCATCCGGGCAAATCTCCGTCCAGCGCTGAATCCAGCGGGGCATCCACACCCCCCAGTCAGCCGTGCAACGCAGCGCCATCCTTTTTACATTGAGTATGACCTCGCCGAGAGCGTGGCAGCTGGAGTCCAGACGGGAGAAGTGTCGCGCCTGCTGAATAGGCTGCCAGATCGCCTGGCCGACTGTAAACAGAGTCCATCCATTTTGAAGCATTTGTTTGATTTGGAGTGCAGCATTCTGGGGCTGCTGGGGCGCTTGAGATCCGAACTGACCATTCCACATCTGCCACATAAGATTGCTGTATTCGGAGAAGCTCATTGGAATTCCCGAGACAGACTTCAAGAATATATAGGGGAGAATCCACGTCAGGAGCGGGAGAAGAGCACCAAACGCAGGGACAACCCAGGTCTTGTAAAAGGCAAGAATGATAAGTGCAAAAGGGATGGCATTGAGCTCTCCCCACGGATTTCCTCGGAAGCAGACTTGGTCGTAGCTTTCAGATTCCGCTGCGCTGGGTGTGCGAAGAAGCGGCTCAAGCGTCTTCACATCGAGAGCTAACTCTGCCCAGTCAGGGTCACGAGCTGCAGCCAGGCTGCGTCGAGCTGCCGCCAGAGACCGAAAGACGTGGGTGCGGCGAGTTGCCACAGAGAGCGATGGCCACCGCTGGAGACCTTCATATAGTTGTGCGCGTGTAAACGGATTTGTCAGATCAAGTGTATCCGCAAGAGCGTCAGTCGGATCCATCTATGGAAGGCCTAGGTACGGGCTAAAAGATGATGCCCGCACCTGTGGTCTAAACCAGTCCCTCAGTACTATGTCAATGGCTCTCACCGCAGGACGCGACGAAGTGAATGCAATCTATGATCTGTTGAAGACAGTAAACACTGCTCCTGAAGCATTGATGCGGCGGATGGATCAGCTTCGCCCCGATCTTGAAGTGATTACTGCTCCGGGAGGCGGTAGCCGCAATTTTGGTGGCGCGGGTGGCGCGGGTGGCGCAGCCGCAGCTGCGGGTGGAGGCGCGGCTGCCGCGGGCGGTTGGAGGAGTGGAACAGGGTCAAGGTTTACTCAAGCCTCAACGTTTGATCGCCGTCCGGCTACCGCCGCCACCGGCCAGGGGCGTTTGCCCCAGCCCCCACCTCGTGCAACAACCGCCACCGGCGGCGCGGGAAGATATCAGAGCAAGTTCACAACGGGAGGAAATATGGATGACAAGATTCTGAACACGATTATCGGCAATAAGCTTAATGCCTTTACTCCTCTTACATACAATGATACACGTGATTTCATCTATCAGATTCTCGACAGCGGTGAGACGGAGTTTATCAGGGATTTCGTAGAGAAGGTGTTCAAGAAGGCCACTCAGGAGGAGGTGTATTGTGCGGCCTTTGCAAAGCTTATTGCGGAGATTGCTCACCGCTATCCGGTCATGTATGAGGAGATGCGGAAGTATCATACTCAGTTCCTTTCCATCTTTGATTCGGTGGATTCAAGCGGAGCAGAGACAGATTATGCGGTTCTTGTTCGTGAGAAGCAGTATCGTATGGGATATGGCCAGTTTCTCTCCGAGCTAGCGTGTCTGAATACT